GTCCCCGCGGCCACGTGCACCGTCATGTTCGGCGAACCCTGCGGCGTGACGGCACAGCCGCTCACGATGCCGTTGCCGTTGAACCCGCCGAACCCGATGCGGATATCCGTCGAGTTGAAGAAACTCTGATCCTTATGTACGGCATCGGGATAGTCCGGTATGTCGAACACGTCGTCTCCTAGTCCAGCAACAGTCGGCCGTTACGGCGTCGCTTCTGTGCCAGCGCCTTGTCGATCTTCTCCACCAGTTGGCCCTCGGTCAGCACGTCGCCGTAGACGTTGATGACGGTGGGACCCTTGTCCCCGCCGCCGTCGCCGATGCCCTTGCCGCCGCCCTTGCCACCGGTCACCCGGTCCATCTGCTCGGCCAGCTTCTCGAACTGCGTCGTCAGCTTCTTAGCCGCCGGGTTCAGCCGGTCGCGCACGTCTTCGACGAACGCCTCGAGTTGGTCCTGCAGGTGGACGAGCCGCAATGCGGCCTGCCGCACGGCGTCACCGAAGAACCGGTCACCCAGGAGCTCGGCGGTGTCGCCAGCGGCCTTGGAGATGGCCGCGTTGGCCTGGTTGAGTTGGCGGATCAGTTCCGGGTTGGACAGCAGTTGCTCCAGCGCCGGTATCGCGGCCGCACCCTGCTCGGCGAACTGCGCGATCAGGTCCTTGGACAGTCCCGCCTTCGCCGCGGCCTTGAGGTCGTGCGCCAGCGTCCTGGCCTGCTTGACCTGTTCCTGGATCGCGGCGGAGATGTCCAGGGTCGGCGCCGGCCCGGTCGCGGTGCCGGCGGCCACGGACTCGTTGAACGCGGCCAGGTCCTGGGTGAACTGCGAGACCGTGTCGACCACCGTGCCGCCGAGGTCGCCGATGTCGCTGAACGCGCCGCGGATCGTGTCGCGGAACGACGACAGCTTCTCCTGGATCGCCGTCAGGTGCGCGATCGCCACGCGCTCGTTCTTCCGCCAGGACGTCAGCCACTCGGCATCGGCCTCGCTCAGGCCGTGCTTGATGCCCTGGTGGATCAGGTCGCGGAGCGCATCGCCGATGTCCAGCAGCCTGGATGCGCGCTGCAACCCGATGGCGATGCCCTTGACGTAGTCCTCGCCGAGTTCCATGCCCTTCTTGGATGGCGACTTCGCTTGAAGTTCGGCACGGGCGGCATCCATCATTGCCTTGGCGACCTGCGCTGCGGCGGTGACGGCCAGGGACTGCGAGCCCCGGAGACCATCCGCCATACCCTGAGCGAAATCGTGACCAACCTGCTGACCGCCGCTCGCGGCCTGGGCCTTGCCCTTGGCCGTCAGCGTGTCGAAGTTGCGCTTGTTCAGCGTCTGCAACTTCTCGGCTTGCTTCGCTAACTCGTCACGCGATTGCGCACCGGCCTCGACGAACGCACGGCGGAACTCGGGCGGCATCTGCAGCAGTGCCTCCTTCTGTCCGTCTCTGATGCTCTTGTCGTTGAAGATCGTGCGGATGTCGGCCTGTTCGGTCTTGGCGATCTTCACCGCCAGGTCGAGTGCCTTCTTCAACGACTTCGGTGTCTCGCTGAACGCAGCATTGAGCGAATCGAACTGACCGATCGTGACGCGGACACTATCCATGACGTCGGTCTTGAACGTCTTGAACGCCTCTCCCGTGAGTCCGGCGAAACGCTGGATCCGGTGACCCGTCGCGCCGGTCTCGTCACCCAACCGCTTGACTGCGGTCTGCACGATGGTCGTCGCGTTGGCGAGTTTCGTTTCCTGGTCGACCGCGTCCACAGCATGGCCCTGGGCGATAGCCATCTGGTCAGACCATGCAGCGTATGATGCTGCGGCCTGTTCCACGCTGATCTTGCCCGACATGACGCCCGTCGCCAGGCTGTCCAGCTCGTCGTTGAAGGCCTTCATGTTCTTCGCCGCATTGGTCGATTCGGTGCCGGTGTCCGGCAGGAGCGCCAGTAGCGCGCTTACGCCCTCGCTCGTGATCGACAACGCATCCGCCACCGGGGTCAACGCATCCGCGACGATCGGTGCAACCTTGGTGGCGAAGATCGTCAGCGCCTCGGTCAGATCGGCCATGGCGGGGACGAACTGCACGCCGATCTGAACCGCAGCACCCTTGGCCGCGTCACCCAGTTGCCGCTGCGCGATCGACAGACGCTTGGCTGCGTCCAGCGTGTCCTGACCCATGACGAGTCCTGCGGCCTGGGCCTTGTCGTAGAGCTCCTGCAAACCGTCGGACCCGCGCTGCAGGATCGGGATGAGGGTCTTACCACTTCGCCCGAAGACGTTCATCGCGAACGCCGCCTGGTCGGCTCCCGGCTTCAGTGTGGCGAACTTGTCCGAGATGTTGCCGAGGACGTCGAGGAACGGCAGCGTGTTGCCCTGGGCGTCTTGGGTCGCGATGTTGTACTTGTCGAAGTTCGTCGACCCGTTGACGAGGTTCTTGGCCAGCAGGCCGAAGCCGATGTTCAGACTGTTCACGGAAATGCCAAGTTGGTTGCCAGCATCTGCCAGGCGCGAGGCATCCTCAGCGGCAAGCCCGGTGACACGCTGCAGGGACCGGACCTCGCCGGCCCATTCCGTGGTGGCCTGGATCCCCTTGGCGATCGCGCCCACGGCCAGCGCCCCGATGCCGACAGCGGCGGCCGTGAATACGCCGCCCATGCTGTTGCCCAGGCTGGTCGTCTTGGTGGCGAAGGTCTTCACCGATGTGGTCGCCTTCGTGAGGCTGGCCGTCAGCGGCGTCGAGTTACCCGTGATGAGAACTTCGAGTACCGATGCCTCAGCCATGTGTCACCCCCTAGGCCCGATCCATGATCAGCTTCATGATGTGTTCGGCCTGGTCACCGCTCGCCGAATCTGCAGCGGGCCGCATGAACGGCTGCGATGCCATCATCGACGTGCCGTACTCCACGAACGGTGCGTACGCCACGTCGGTCGAGACCCGGTCCTCGTGCGCCTCGATGGACGACTGCAGGTTCCCGGTGTCCACCGGCACGATCGACCGAGCGATCTCGGCGACCTCCTCGGCCAGGTTGGACTGCCCCTCGACCTTCGCGACCTCACCCATCGCGGCGGCACGTGCGAACCGCGCCACTGTCTCGGGTACACCCAGCACCTTGACGGGCATCGTCAGTCCTTCCCCAGCGTCTTCAGTAACTCGATCATCGAGTCGGGCGTCTGCCCAGTGGCCGCGGGTGCGCCACCCCAGTGCGGCAGGTAGTCGGTCAGGCTATGGTCCTTCGCACCTGCCGCCGCCGCGATCATGTAGGCCGCCTGTGCGCCGGCGACATCCACACGCTCGTGGATCAGCAACGGACCGTAGGCGCGCTCGAACGCTGACCACTCGGCCAGGGTCTTGGCCGAGATGCGTGCGGCGAGATGGTCGGGGTCCGCTATACCGAGCGCAAGGGCGAGTCGGAAGAGCTGTGCTCGACCTGGTCGCCCGTCGAAGGGTTTTCCTCCGGCAGTCCCATCCCCGACAACTCGCGGCCCACGTCCCACAGCCGGTCGATCACAGCCGCGCTCTTGTTGCCCAGCGCCTCGATGTCCTTGTCCGTGAACACCCGAACGCCCTGCGCATCGACGATCACGCGGGCGACGAACGCCGCACGGATGTTGTGCTGAACGACCTTGGCCCGCACCCCGCCATCCTCGGCCCGTTCGGTCAGTGACTGCTCGTAGTCGTCGCGCTCGGCCGCGGTGAGACCGCGGACCCACACGCTCTTGGCGCCGAACTTCGCCCACTCGGGCGTTGGAACCTCGCGGCGTGGCAGGTCATCGGCCGCAAGGATGCTCTCTCTCAGCGTTGCCATCTCTCCCTACCTTCTCTCCTAGAACGAACATGCAGCGGCCCGAGGTCCCCATGTCGGAGACCTCGAACCGCTCAGGGTATTGCTATGGGGGAACATGGTTAGGAGCCGAACGTCACACCGGGCTGGACGATCTTCAGCGTGGCGGTCAACTCCAGCAATCCGTCGCGCTCGCCACCGGTGGCGAATGACGTGACGAGTGCCGGGAACGTCGCCCAGAAGCCGGACTCGGTCTGGGAGATGATGAAGTCCTGCGGTGTCGCGTCGTCATAGGCCGTCTTGAACGCGGTCTGTGACGAGTCCTCCGGGTCGAACGCCATCGTCATCTGGACCTCGGCGCCGTCTTGCTGGCCCAGGACGTAGTCCTTCCACTCGTCGCCGTAGGCGCTGGCATCGACGAGATCGCGGGTGGAACCGGGCGAACCCATCGTGGTGATCTGGGCGACGGGTGTGCCCTCCATCGTGAGCACGAGTGAACGTGCGGCATACTTCGTCACAGCCTTCCCCTTTCCGTGCGGGTAGTTCGGGATGGTGCGGATGGTGCGGGACCTAGCTGGAAACGCCGACCTCTTCGTAGGCGAAGGACACGTCCACGACGCGGCGGTAGAGCCGGGAGTTCTCGTCGTACAGGTCGATCTCACCGATGACGTTGGCCGACCCGATCGGGATGCCGTCGAGGTCGCCCTCGTAGCCCGACAGCGCCACGATCAGCGCCTCGGCGACGACGATGGCCTCGGCCATCGTCAGCGCGATGCAGGCGAACGAGACGCGGGCATTGATCCATGCGGTCGTTTCGGCGAAGGCGTCGTAGGTATAGGTGCGCTGGGCGCTGACGCGCTCGTAGGTGATGTAGGGCAGGATCGTGCCCTCGGCGCCGCGCTTGGGATAGACGCGGCTGCCGACCTCGGCGGCCAGCACCGTGGTCAGGTAGTCGTATAGCGGTTCCTCGAAGGTCGGCATCACGTCACCTCAGCCAGGTCGACCTCGAGATGCGCCACGGCATCCGAACCCGCGAATGGCCGCGGCTCGGCGACGACCTCGAAGGTGCGTGTCCCCCAGGTGACCGTGTCGGTGTGGCGGATGTCCGTACCCGCCGGCAGGAACAGCCGCCAGGTGCCCACGGCGGTGTTGCGCTCGGCCAGGTTCTCGCTGCCCGAGACCGGCTCGACGTAGGCCGCCGACGTGCGCGTGGTCTGCGTGCCTGCGATCGGCCCGCCGATGTCGTCATACCCCGGTGTCGGCCGCACGATCGTCACGGTGTCGGACAGCAGGGACGTCAGCGTCATCGCGGCACCCGGTACAGGTTCAGGATCGAACTCATCGCCTCGGGCAGCTCGGCGGTCCCGGCGGATGACGCCTCATACGTCACCGAGTAGGACCCGATCGACTCCTGCGTGATCTCCCCGGACCCGGTGGCGACGTAGTTCTCGGCCGCGAGCTCGTAGCACACCGCCGCGATGTCGGGCGGGACGACGCTGTAGCCGTGGTCGTAGGTCAGCACCACGTTGGCGTGACCCGCCGGCCAGGTGTAGCCGTCCAGCCGTTTCAGCCGGCCGAACTCGGCCACCCGGTACTCGGTGACCTCGGTGGCGACGTCATCGGCGTCCAGCACGCTGACCTCGGTCACGGACACGACCGGGATCTGCGGTAGCAGCAGCACCGTCAACCCGGTGCCGTCCAGCGCCACTTCCTCGGATTCCACCAGCGTGATGTCCTGGTGCGTGTAGCCGCGTATGAACGCCGACGCATCATCCAGCGCCCGACGGGCCTTCAGGTCGGTCGGGTCGAAGTCCACGCCGCGGCGTTCGGCGAACCCCTGGAGCGTCCCGAGTCGGTCCATCACGAGCCCCCCGCCAGGTTCGGCATGATCGCCAAGAGGTCGAAGTTGTTGTTCGGGAAGGTCATGATGCCGCCCAGCGCGAAGACGACCTTCCACTCGGCCAGGTAGCCCTCGGCGATGTCGGTGTCGCCCAGCTCCCAGTCGTAATGCGCCTGGCCCATCGTGCCGTCGGTGCCGTCTCCCACCTGGTCGTTGCTGGCGGCGACCGCGTCCAGGACCAGCACGCCGTCGGTGGCCGTGTCCGGGTCACCGATCGTGCGCAGCGACAGGTAGACGTCGGCCTGGGCGATGTCGACCGGCACGTTGTTGCCGTCGGTCAGCGTGGTCTCGATGCGCGGGAGGTCGTCCCCAGCTTTGATAAAGAACTCGGCTGCCATCTATACCCCCACGTCTACGTCTTGGATGGCCTTGGTCGGCGCCGGGCCCAGCGTGGACTCGGTCTTGCCGTTGCTCGTGCTCGAGTGCGTCGGTCCGTTGATCCGTCCGTCCGCCGGCGTCCCGGTCATCACCTTGGCAACCATCGCGGCGGCGAAGTCGATGACCTTGCCCATACCACGGCCCACCGACACGGCGAGGTCGGTGGCTGCGTCGATGGCCTGCGGGTAGTCCTGGTTGATCGAGGTCTTGACGGTGTCCAGGACCGCCGCCAGCGAGACGACGACGTCGATGACCTTGGTCGTGGTGCGGCTGAGTGCGGCCGTGGCCGTGGTGGCCACATCGATGATGACCAGCGCGGCCTTGACGCGGGCCATCGCGATCGTGGCGGTGGAAGTGGCGGCCACGGTCGTTGCGGTGCGCCGGGAGAGAGCAACTACACCGCCGACCGTGGCCGCTATGCCGTGGCCTACTCCGCGTTGTAGGGCCACGGCAGCCCCAACCGTGGCCGCCACCGTCTGCGCGACCGACTTGACCCGTGCCATCGCGGCGGTGCCGGTGACGCTGGCGGCGACCGACTTGGCGATGCCGCGTGCCAGCGCCATCGTGTGCGCGCTGGTCGCGTCCACGGCCTGACTGGTGACGACCGCCTGCGCGAACGCCGCGACAGACAGCCCCGTGTCGTCCGAGGAGGAGTAGCTGACCGTGAAGTCCGCGGTCCCCGGTGTCGTCTGCATATCCACCGACCCGAACTGGGACGTGAAGTCGTGGGTATGCAGGTTGGTCATGTTCGCGTTGGGCGTCGGTGCGGCCGAACCGCCGTAGTAGAACGCGGCGATCGAGACCGCCGAGCGTCCCAGGACGTGTTCGACGACCGAGGGGTTGGTCGTGTTCTCCTGGATAGCGTCGAAGTCCACGACCGCGATGTCCGCGGCGGTGCCGCCCAGGTTCAGCCCGAAGACCACGAACTCGATGTCGTCGGTGGTGGCATCCGGGATCGACACCGAGACCTCGCGGGTGCCGGTCAGCACGCCGGCGCCCAGGTAGTAGATGTAGCTGCGTCCCGCCTCCGTCGCGGTGTCGGCGGCCGTGACGACGCGGCGCATCGCCACCCCGCCGTAGGTGATGCCGGTGATGTGGTCGGTGGACGAGTCGGAGTGGATCGCGGTGACCACGATGCCGCGGGGGGCCGTCGTCGGGGTGTAGTTGAACGCATAGGTCGTCGACGTGTCGGTGCGGATCGACTCCGTCCGGGTGGCGTCCACCGCTATCGCCATGGCTCACCGCACATTCGACAGTCGTTTCGAGTTGGTGGTGGCCTTGCGAGCATCCGGGTCCACGGCCGACAGCCGCACCCCGGTCTCGTGGCTGTGGCGCGGGTTGATACCCGAGGCCGGGTGCCCGGTCAGGATCTTGATAGCCGCAACCAGGACGACACCGACGGACTTCCCGATCTGGCGGCTGAGAGCCACCGTACCGGTGAGAATCACAGGGATGTGTTTTCCCACGTCGCGGCCTATTCCGGCCGTTAGCGTGGCTCCTGTGGCCACGGAATGGCCGATACCGCGGGTCAGCGAGACCACGGCCGCGGAAGTGGCCGCCACGGCCACTGCGAAACGTTTGGCAACGGCCACCGTGAGGGTCGCGGCCACGGCTATGGCCTGCGGCAGCTTCCGGTTGACCACGACCGCCAGCGTGACCGCGACCGCCACGGCCTGGTCGTAGGTGTGCTGTCCAGCGGACTTGACCGCACCCAGGACAGCCACCAGGACCGAGCTCGTGGCGATGGTCTTGGCGGTGCGCTTCGCGAGTGCGACCGAAATGGTTGCCGCCG